TACGGATAAACATATTGTTTTCATCAACGGTGCACATATCGTTAATTACAAACTCTTGCCAAGGTAATAGGGGCATCCCAATACTCTCAGCTAGTTGTGCGATCTCATTACCTCGACTTTGCCCATCAAGATAAGGGCTATGTAATCGAGGCTCAGTAGCCCCCATACGAGGCGTTTTAGTCTGGGTCATATTCCTATCAATTCTGATCGTCTTGGCCCACACAAGGGCCGGCTGGGATCGTACCGGTGGTTTTTGGGGAGACATAGGAAAAAAAGGCAGGGGGGGTAGCCGCTTGTGCTAAAAAAACAGCCTGTGAGCGTGAACCTTTTGAGCTGTTGCATCGCTTACAACATGCGACCATGTTCTCTAAACTGATTGGATCGCCTCCATGTTTGAGGCTGACTATATGATCCACAGTCGTAGCATCTTGTCCACAGTATGTGCATACATAGCCATCACGTGCTAACACTATGAGTCTTTGAGCCTTGTACTTACGGCTCAGTCTTGGGTCATGTCTACCTTGAACCATTAGTACCACCCATGCCTTAAGTGAAAGGCCAAGGCATTACAAGCAGCTCCGTCTTTACCTCGCTTAGAGTATCGATGTAATAGATATTTATAACCTAAATCCATCTGTACATATGGGTTAGTCTCTTTAAGTTTAAGTAGCTGAGGTATACCAAATGCAGAGCTCTTAGGATTCTTGGCATAGGGATCCCATTTACTATTTTCTTTTGTCCATAATTTCTCTATACATCTGAACTCATTATAATTCATTACTTTTAGATGTATATATATTTTATATTTATCTATTTGATTTATCTCAACTGCGTTAGCAGGAGTATTTAATGAACTACACAAGGGTAGCATGAGGATCCAAATCCATTTGATAATACGCGGGATCTTGGGCGTGTCTTTAGGCATTTTGCACCTGTAACCAAGGCTCGTAATCTAGGTCATATTGAGACTCAGGCCGTTCTAGCCAATTATTATGACTTTCACAAAGAGGAAAGTAAGTACGGTTTTCGTAGTAAGGCTCATGTAGCCAGCTTGTAGCGGTTGCCTTCCGGTTGCATGATTTCATAATATCCCACTCAATTATGCGACAACGTGTATATATACCTCTAGGCATCTTTACCCCATCCAGTACCCTTAAATGAAAGACCAGGAGCGTGGTAGATCTGTCTCATGGCTAAGTTGCAGCAATAAGGCGCTACGTGCTCAGCCATTTTTTCGACTGTCTCGTACCGGATATTGCAGCTGATGCACTCATATTCATAGGTCGGCAATTTGGATATCCTCCATCATCACAACGCCCATAACCCCACAGCTTACGCATTGAAGGGTTTTGACGTACGGCGGTAGGTTCTCAGTTACTACACGCTCCTCATGAGGCGTAATCTTTTTACATATACGGCATTTAGATTTGAGTATCGCCATAGTTAGAGCTCCTTAAATACTTCATCTCGAATAAGTTGCGCTTAGACACCCAGTAATTGCCTTGCTGTGAGTGTTTGTAGCGTGGTGTCATAGCCATATGGGCAGGAATCCAGCCCGATAGGTTGTAGACAGGTGATCGACCCCATACAAGGATGCACACATCATTAGGCCGCGAGCGCTGAGACTCTTGAAGTATCAAATGGCCGTTTTCGTATTTTGTATATTTGACCTCAATACGCGCTTCTAAAGTCTCTACGTCAGCCTCAGCCTTAAAGGTATTAATGGAGGGCTTGAAGTTACGTAAGCCAAAATATTCAGCTACGGCTATCTCAGCGCCTACGCTTTCTGCGTGCTGCGTTATCATTTCGTGATAATTAAGATTTTGACCAAATAGCCTAAACCAGTCATTATCCATAACAGCTGCACGCTCTAAAGCGGTGCGGTGAGCGGTAATCTCTTGAGAGCGGTCAAGGATTACACGGTCGATCATTAGGCCCTGCACTCTGCACACAGCCACATAGTTACCTCTTGGCCGTAGTCGCGTATCTGTAGGCCGCCGATTGTAGCTTGCCACTCAAGGCATTGATCGCATCGATCGAGAGCTGTAACTGTCATATCGCCGTTGTCGTGGATCACAGTCGCGTAGCCGTCTTTAATAAATGTAATTTCACCCATGGTTACACCTGAGGCTTCCACTTGCCATCGCTGGCCAGTACGTGCCAATAAGGCTGGCATTGAGTAGCTTTAGTCTTTTCAGTACAGAAGTACCCGCCCCAATTCTTAGGGCTACCAGCTGCCGCTTGCTTCCAAATCATCGTGCCATGAGCACATCGAGCAGGTTCGGCTACCAACTCACCGCCTAACTGGCCTTGGATCTCTGCCATAGCTGTAGTTAGTGCTGTTGTACCTGTGTCTTGAGCGACCTTTACCGTTGCCCATGGGTCAGAGGTTGCAGGTAGTGTCTCAACCCGCTCCATATCCTGACGTGTAGGCCGTCCGGCAGGGCTAGGAGATAACAAACCTATACAGCGGCCTATTGCGCTTGTGGATGTATCCTCTATAAGCCATTTTTTCATATTTTGAGTCAGGCTTGCCACATTGCCATAGGCATAATCCACAGCGCTTGGTACGGCATCCTCATATTCGCGATAAGCCTCAGCTCGAACCAATACCCAGCCGGCTGTGAGGTCTTTGTCCTCGATAACTGTAATTAATCGACCGCTTGGAAACTCTGATCTAAAGCGAATAATGCGAGCGTTTACATCCTCGTAATTGTCTAGAAATCCCATTTAATCGGCTCCTCGATCATAATCTTTTTTAGAGTGGTAGCACCTTTTGGCACGTTTTCTATTTCCACATAGCCGTAAGCGACTATTTCATTAGTAAAATTGACATATAAGAGTTGCTTAGGTTGAAAGCCTCTATCAAGGCAAAAATTAACTAAAAAATCTTTCATGCGCTTAGCTCCTTTTCTTTCAGAGCTTGAGCGATTGCGCGGCCTCTAATAAAGCCCTCACCATGCCCTTGGCGGTAACCGATTGAGTAGCCGATTACCATAAACATGAAACCAATAAAAGCAGCAAAAGCCGCTATTAATATATCTGCACTATTCATTACTTAGCCCTTTGTTAAGGCCGATCAAGCAACTCAACCGAGTAGCCCTCTCAGCGTTTGTAGTATCAGTATGAGGGCTAAATGTCAGAAAACAAAGTGCATAGCCTTTTGGCGTGTCGCTATTTGGTAAGTCTGTCCTCGAGCAAAATCTCGTAAATGCGGTCTACCCGCTGCTCAATACGCTCAACACGCCCTGCAAGGTTATGGCCACCGTTGCCATCGGACTTTAATTCATTGAGGTAAGCCTTGACTAAATGACGGATGAGCCCAGCTCCTAGCCCCAAAATGGTAAGGCTCCCCAAAGCCGTACCGACTAAAAGCTGAGCTCTTTCCATTACTTAGTCACGCCAAACTGACCCTCAGATGGTTGTAGTGCCTTTAGTAATGGCCCGATTAGCCCAGCGATGAACGCGTTAGCCAATACTTTCGGATCTGAAATCCCGCTCATGTACAGCGCTGCTGCACTAGCGAGAGCTGCACGTCCATAAGATTTTGCAGCTGCGATTGCTTGTTCTTTCATGTCTTGCTCCTAAATGCCCTTTAGGATTTGTTTATTTTAACCCTAGACTCTCGATTAAGGCTTTAGCCTTGGCCGGTGTTACGGCTATTTCAAAGTGCATATCGTCTTTCCGGCTCTTAAAGTCTCCGCCCCATTTGAGGCCGTACTTACGAGCTAGCGCTTGGATCATCGGCACCTTGTCAGCCGGGAAAGTGTCGTATTTACCTAGTGGATGCTTTGTTGCGTTGAGATCGATAGCCGTCCCGCTTGAGTGGCACGAGAGCTTATCGGTAGTACCGCGCACCATACGAAAAGCGTAAGCCCAGTCATCAAAGGTTCCCTCATCGATCGGCTCGATCAGCTCGTGAAACTCGGCAGCAAAGGCCGCCAAGAGAGGCCCAACACTCTCGGCGCACCTTAGCTTACGATCCGTACCGCGTACACGATAGGACTTTATTTTTATCTCATCCGGATCTTTTGAGGCCGGGTACCCGTTGTAGCTAGTTAGCATCGCCCGAAATCATCAATGTAAATTGTTCCGCTTTGTCTTTGTTTAGGTATGCCTGATAGTCAGAGTTTGCAAGATTAGCCGGGATCTCTGAAAATGTGCCGTCCTCGTTATCGCGAACAATGTATTCGCGACCATCTGCACTCGTTTTTAATTCGTATTTCATTTTATAACTCCGCACTTGATGAGATTACATTGTTTGTTTCGTTTACAGTTACAGGAAAAGATGCCACCAAAAGCGTAAAACCGTCAATTTGTGCTGAAAGTCCGTAAACACCTTGTGCCGTATTACTGCTGAATTGATAGGTTGATCCGCTTGAAGTTTTGTATCCTGCGCCACCAGCATTTAGAACATCTAATGCGGACTCTAATCCTGTTAAAGTTGGTTCAACGCGTTTTTGTACTTTGTAAGAAGCGTTAATTAAAATTGTAGTGGCGTTAATTGCCACGCCCCATAGACCAGCACCATTGACCATTTCAAAATACCTTTGACAAGCGGCTAATTCTCCTTGGATTGTTCCATTTTGACGTGCGTAGGTTGTAGCCACGTTTGAGGCTTCTAACTGCATACCTACGATCTGGAAAGAATCATCAGCGCCAGCAGTACCAACAGGCTTAAAATCAAGATAAGGACATAGTTGAGTAATGGTGCTGCCTAATGTGACTGTGTATGAGAAACGCTGCCAAGAAGTTGTAAGAGTTGCAGTCGTGTTAATCGCTGCAGACTGTCCTGTGTAACCAACATTAAAAGGGTTGGTGTCTGTTGAACCAGTACCCTGCAAAAGGACTACACCTAAACCGCTTGAAGCGGCTGAATAGTTAGCCCCGGCTTTTGCCCAAAAGGATAACGTAACTGTTTTGCCTTGAAATTGCATACAGTCCACAATTTCCAAAGGCTGACCAAGATAGATTGAAGTGGTAAAAGTGTTACCAGAATTGCGCTGCGTTTTGATTGAATAAGTAAAGTTAGCCAATGAAGCGGTCTGACGTGAAACAGTTGTAGCGATACCGCCTCGGTAACTGTACCAGCGGTCTGCGGTGTAATCGTTGCCTGTTGAGTTGAAACTCGTTCCACGTTGCCACACGTCCAGCGATGCGTTATAAATTACATTTTTTCCAGCAGGTTGTGAACCTTGATAGCGCAAGCCTGTTGAAGTGGAACTATCTGCTACAAGTGTCTCGCCGTTATTACCGACCGCTAGGCGAGCCGGCGTATCAGCTGCGCTAGCTGCAATGAGATCGCCCTTAGCATCAACGATTGTATTTTGGATAGCGTTGCTGTCATCCTGCGCAACCCAAGAAAAGTCCATATCGGTACCGGATGCTTTAGCCAATACCTGACCTGTAGTACCACCTTTTAGATCAACCAAACTAGCATCGATGGAGTCACCAAGGGCCTCAATGGCCGTAGCTCCATCTTTTACTAAGTCGGTCGATGTAGGTACCGGCCAATTAAAATTAGGCGTTACTGTTGCCATTTACGTTAAACCTCCATATGCGTTTTCCCAAATTAACGTGCTATTAACGCCTGTCCAAATAAGGCTAGGCGGACTTACCGTATCCCATTGTGGGGCTACTAATGAGAAATCTGTTGGACTGAGGGTAAGTGTCATGTCCACATATGCAGGAGTGGCGCGGATAGCAAAGCCCTCGACAAAACCGTTAAAGGATCCATTAAACATATTGATCGGTAGATCGCTAATTACTACAGGCTGACCAAAAAAGATATCGATTAACTTATTACGCTCTGCATCGGGTAACTCGTTGCTATCTAATCTAAAGGTAAGTGACTGCAGTTGCTCTCGAGGGATAGCGCGTAGGCCTAGTTCGCGATCCATTACATCCTCAACGTCTGACAAATTGTGTAGGTTAGAGTTTACGCTGCGCTGATAGCGGCCATAATTGGCGATAGATCCAGCATCAAGGGCTGTAGCTTGATTGGCGTAATTGTTGCCGTAGTTAAAGACCAGCGAGTTACGGATCTTGCCGATCTGTAAAATGGACTTGATGCTACTAGGGGTTGCGTAGTTAGCCGAGATAGTTGTATAGCCATTAGCTGCAAGGTAAGCCGTACGGTGATCGGCATCGGCGTAACAGACTCGGCCGGCCTTGTCCTCATAGATATTTCCGAGTGCGCTTTGAGCGATCTGAGCGCATAGGTTGTAGCTACTAAATGGATCAGCTGATCGGCTAATCATCTCGTAAAGACCAGGTTGATCGATCTCGCCTAGTCCTACGTTTTCAGCATTGGCCCATGTAGTCGTAGGGTCGTAGTTAAACCATTGTAAAGCCGGTGCAACCTCAAACCATGAGTTAATTAAAAGCTCTTGGAGGATGTCATAAATCTGAGTGCCATCCTCAGTTTTAGGTAGAGCATCGGGAAACAGGGCCTTAGTTAATTTAGCCAAGGATCCGACTGCCAAGATATTACCAATAGTAATAAATCCGACTTCCTCAGGGGAGCGCACACCAATACCAAAATCTGATACCTCGCCACCAAATACAGGTACATAGACTCCATCGCTATCTTTCAGCTCGAGAGTCAAAGAGTCAGTTACATCGATGTCAAAGGCTGAGTTATTGGTATTGACGATCTCAAGGCGTGCATATCCGGCGTTGCATTGGAGGTCGATGTCATCTCGACCAGTAGCCATATTTACGCTTAGCACGTTGTCATAGGTTGTAGTGCCGATGATGATGCGCCACTCGGGTAGCCATGTCATGCTATGTAAACCCCACTACCGCGATTAGTAGAGGTGCCTCGATATGAGGATTGGTTAAGTACATCCTCGAGTCCTCGGGCAATAGCCTCGGGATCGCTGCCTAAACCTGCATTAATAGTGATGTTGTAAGAGTTCGCCGCTTGTGCAGCGTAACGGTTGCCCGATTGGATAGCACCGGCTGTAGCTAGTGGCACGCTTGCCGCTGAGTCGATTGTGGATGCCGATGAGGCCATGCCTAGTTTCTTTGTAAACTCATCAAGGGCTAACTGATCTGCATCATTTTGTAAATCAAGTAAATCAGCAAAAGCATTAGCTCGAGCAGTAGCCGCATCTGCATATTCCAAGATGGCACCGATAGATCCTTTAGCGGCTACTTCCTTGGATATAGGAGCGATGAAGTCACCGGCCGGGATACCTGATCCAAGGCTTGCACTTGTAGGTACCTTGGCTGTTGCAGCTGCATTGGCTTGTTCGAGCAATTTCAACATGTCGGTTATTTTGGCGATGGCAGCGTTTAAGTTATCTAAGTTAATTAGATCCTTAGGCTTAAGACTATCGAGGATAGATTTGATGTCTGTAAGTTTTGTATTTTGCCCTGAAAGAGCATTAAGGATCTTTAGATCCTCATTAAGTTTAGCCGTAGCCCTAATGATCGCTGCCTCATCTTTAGCGGCGATAGCATCCTCAAGGGCAGCAATACTTTCCTTGACTCTCAAGCGAGCCGTATCGTTAGCGATCTGTAAAACTTGTGCAGAGCTAGTTGCCTTACCAAGTGCCTCGGCTTGGTTTGTAAGTGCCGCTGCAATTTGGATCTTATCTAGATCAAAGACATCCTCACTTTTACCAAGCAACACGTTAGCTTTATCGATTGCATTTTGTAGTCTCTTTTGCTTTACAGCATCGGCAGCTGACTTAGCCTGATCCTTAATCAGTTTGGCTAGTTGCTTATTACGAGCGATCGCCTCTGTCTCTGCCTTTTTACGTGCTGCCTCGCGCTGCTTATATCCACCATCACCGGCAGTAGGAAACATTAAAGGCCCTGTATTAACAGGCTGAATAGCGGCGTTCTTTTTCATGGCATTACCGATAGCACCGATAGCAAGTGCAGCAACGCTAATAGCCGTAAACCATGGAGCCCAAGCAAGACCGATAGCAACACCGGCAGCAATTAGAATTGGCTGAGCGATCTTGATCTCGCGTACAAGATATCCAAATCCTGTAATAGCCTCTGTAAGTTTGATCGATAAGTTCTCGATGTTTTGTGCAGCGCCACCGGCACCATTAGGGCCAGCTAGTCCACCAAGGGCATCGACCAAGCCGCCACCAATACGCTCTTTTGCTTGGTTAGTTACCTCTGAAAGGATGGCGAGCTTCCCGCTTAGGCTATTGGCTGCTTCATCGGCAGCGCCTAAAGTATCTTTTGAGATTTTGGCAAGGATCTCATCAAAGGTCATCGCGGCTAGTTCGGCTTTTGTCAGTCCTAGACGGTATTGATTAAGCCCCTTGGTATTGCCCACATAAGCATTAGCCAAATCGGATGCAACGGCACCGACATCGGCGCTACGA